CTGAGACCCAAAGGAGCCATGACAGCAACTACACGTACTTTACCATCGAAAGCCGCAGTGATACCCTTTAGAAGGATCTCGTCAGCCGCGATGTACGCTTTAGCACCACCGAATGAGTTCAGTTCTGCTGTTGCGCTATCGGCATCGATATCTGCAACGTAGAAGTCAGCAGTTTCAGAGTCACCCAAGTCTAAAGTACCTGCGTTTCCTGAAGCTGTGATTAGCTGAACACCAGCAGTTAAAACTACTGTTTCGGCAGGGATCTGGAAAACGTCGATAGTTTCACCAATTCCCAAGTTAGTTGTAGAAAAGTCAAGAACTGCTTCTTGAACGTAAGAGTTGGAACCTGCTGAAATATTTACAGAGTTACCAGTTACGGAATATGTTCCGGCCATTTTTTAGTCTCCCTTAAGCGGCAGTTGCAACAACACCTTGTACGAGGGCTTCTGGACGTAAGACCTTGCGGCCGAATACGTGAAGACCACGAACGATGTCGCTGAATGTGTCAGTTGAACGGACAACTTCTGTCTTAGCGATGTGCGATGCAGTCGCTGTAGAAGACATGTGACCCGCAAGAACTACGAAGTCGTTTGTAGTGTCCTGTGAAGTAATAGTCACAACGTCAGTACCAGAGTTGTTCAGCGCAGTTGACTTGTAGCAAGCCATACCTGCAATGTTGCCCTGCATGACGAGACCGTTACGTAGTGGTGAAGTTCCGTCGCCAGTTACCTGTACTTCTGCGAACTTAGCACCCGCACCAAACAACGCTTCGTAGAAAGCAGGAGGTGCAACGAAGAAACGGTTTTCTTCTGGGATAGACTGGTCGTCTAAAGCACGGGCCATTGCCAACATCATGTTTACAGCAGTGTCACCTTTGGTTGCCGCTGTGTAGATGTTGATTGGAGCGGCCGCAGTACCGAAGTCAGTACCTGTGTTGCCAGCACCGTCAACCATTGCTTGGAGGACGTTAGCATCGTACTTACGCTTCAGAGAGAACGCACCTGAAGATGTAGCCAACGCTTCAAAGTTAACGTGTGACTGACGCTCTTCGATGTCGTCGATCTTGAACGCGAAAGCATTCGCTTGGTCAACAACCATTGTGATCTGGTCGTCAGCGAGGTCTTGTGGGTTTACCACAGCACCACGTGAGTATGCAGATACAGTGATTGTAGGTTCTTTGATGATGCGGACTGTGTCACCGAAGTTCTCGATTTCACCTGCATAATCAGTGTTTGTGATATCCTCTACAACAGAGGCACGACGGAAAAACTTCAGGACTTTCTGAGAAAAAATCTCAGGAGTAAAGTTACCTGAAGGCAGGTTGTTGTAACCTGATGCGCTATTAAAAGCCATGTTATTACCCTTCCTTATGAGATAGTTAGGTTAGTTATTGTGAATAGTCAATTCGGCCTTCTGCTCGTGCGGCGTCGATTTCACTTTCGATTTTCTCGAACTCCCACGGCTTTAGTCGGCCAATTTCTGAAGCCTTCCAGATCTTCTTATCTGTCTGGGCTTCTCCAGTCACATCTTTTGTAGCCGTTCGGGTGACTACTGCGGCTGGGTCAGCATCTCGAGACTTTTTAGGAGTCTTCTTGCCAATTCCTCTGTCTGCTTTATACAGATCAACAACACGGATGGCCCACTTAGAGTCAGTATTGTTCTTGTAGATCCCGTTAGAGATCGACTCTGGCTGGTCGTCCAACCAAACCAAGAACTGCTCGTCTGTCTTGATGTCCGGAAAGTCAGGGTGTGCATTTAAGAGTTCTTTATACGCACTCTGTACCTTCAGGTCTTGCTCACGACCTTTGAGCGTTTCTACTTCCTGCTTTAGAGTCTGCAACTTGCTCTCTGCTTGGAGGGAAGATACTGTCTCAACAATTGCGTAGACATCAGGGTACTTCGCTTTGAACTGGTCCAACTCCTCGGGAGTTCTGGGTAGTTCTGAGTTCTGTAGTCCGCTGTCGCGTCCTGCTTGTTGAGCCTTTGCGAGATCTTCTCGCTCTTGCTTCCATTCTTCGAGCTTACTGTCGTAGTGTCTCTTGAGATCGTCATACCGTTTTTTATAATCGGTGTCTGATCCCTCTTTGGGCTGTGCGAAACTAGCTTCTTCTTTCGTCTCTGGAGTAGCCTCTTCTTCTGAGGGGTCCTCGACAGTTGCTACTTCGTCTTCATCCTGATAAACTTCATCTCGATACTTTCCACGATATAAGTTGTTGTCGTTAATTGTACCGAAGCTATCATTTGCTTTATTGGCGCGATGCCCTTTAGGTTTTGCCATTTTATTCTCCTATCTCACGGGGCCTCATGGCTGAGGGTAGCCGCAGTCGTATTAGCGGGGCCTGCGGGATTGCAGGGTAGCCGCGAAAATAGTTTCAGACGGGCTGGGAGATAAATCCGCC